AGGAGTTAGAAATTCAGAGCCTTTTTATGAAGTATTAAATCCTTTAGATGTAGATTATGATCTAGACCCAGATTTAGAATTTGTAGAAGATGGTGATTGGGCTTTAGTAAGAAAGTATGTACACGCATCAAGTGTAATAGATGCATACTATGATAGTTTAACAGAACAGCAAATACTAGAACTAGAAGAACCAAGACATTCAGAAAGTGATATTTCTTTTTTATATGCTAATTCTGCAAATAAAGATACTAATGCTTTTAGGAATAGATTAGTTGAAGTTGTAAATGTATATTGGAAATCTAGGAAGAGAATAGGATTTTTAACTTATATGGATCCGGAGACAGGAACTGTAGAGGAGGTAGAAGTTGAAGATGGATTTAGAATGCCTGCAGAATTGAAAGAGCAAGGTGCTCAGCTAGAATGGAAATGGGTTAATGAAGTTTGGGAAGGTACAAGAATTGATGGGAGATTCTATGTAAATATAAATCCTATTCTTAACCAAAGGTTATCATTAGATAATCCATCTAAATGTAAATTACCTATTAATGGTAGAAGATATTCTGACACAAACTCTAAAAATATATCTTTAGTTAAACTTGGAATACCTTATCAATTAAACTATAATATCTATAAATATAGATTAGAATTAGCAATTGCTAGGAGTAAAGATATAATTGCTCAATTTGATATTAATATGATCCCTAAAAAATGGGATATGGATAAATTTATGTACTATGTAGAAGGTACAGGTATTGCCTGGGTAGATTATAATAAAGAAGGTATACAATTAAATCCACAACATCAATCTGTTATGGATATGTCTATTAAGACTATAGAACAATATATTGTATTACTAAATTCTATTTTAGAAGAGTGGGAAAAATTATCTGGAGTAAGTAGACAAAGACAAGGTGAGATTGGAGCTTATGAAGGTAAAGCATCTTCACAACAAGCTATATTACAATCATCACATATTACAGAAGATCTATTTAGAAAATTTGAAAGAATGGAACAAAGAGATTTTCAAGCATTATTAGATTATTCTAAAGAAGCGTGGTTAACAGGTAAAAAAGGAATGTTTGTTATGCCTGATGGAACAACTGACTTTTTAGATATAAATAGTATGGAACACATGGAATCTAATTATGGTATATTCGTATCTGATGCAGGTAAAGATCAAGAGAAATTACAAAATATTAAAGGATTAACACAAGCTATGATGCAAAATGGTGCTAAACCAGGAGATATAGCTGAGATGTTAGATTCTGAAAGCTTTACAGAAATTAAGAAAAATCTTAAACTTGCTGACAAAGCAAATGAAGAATTAGAACAAGCTCAACAAGAAGCTCAGCAGCAAATGCAACAGCAACAATTAGAAGCTGAACAAATGCAAGTAGAAGCTGATAAACTTGAAAGAGAAAAAGATAGACAGAAAGATATTGAAATAGCTTTAATAAATGCTGAATCTAAAGATCAGACAGATGCTAACTCCCTCAATCTAGAAAAAATGATTCAAGATTTTGAGATTAAGAAAAGAGAATTAGAATTAAAAGAACAAGAATTAATGTTAAAGACTCAAAATGACATGGATTCTAATATGGTTAAAAGAGAAGATATACAGAGTAAGAAAGATATAGCAAAAGAGAATGCTAACAAACCAAGATAGAAGGGCAATATTAGAACAAGTAAAGACTTCTGAATCTGGAGATATAATTTCAGCTCTTAGAGGTCAAGTTATACCTGAATCTCCTCAACAGCAAGTACCTACTCCTCAAGCAGTAGATCTTCCACCTACATCACCTCCACCAGTACAGAATGTAAGTATGGATACAATACCATCTACTTTATCATCTTTAGTAGATAGTTCTAGTAGTACATCCCCACAAATACAAGATTTACCAACAGGATCAGCAGAACCACAAATATTAAAGACTGGTGGATATGTACAAAAATATCCACATGGAGGTCCACATGATTATATACCTGCAGAAGCTTCGTCTACAGCTGTTGCTCCTGTAAATATACCAACAATAATAGAACCTGAAACTGAGTACGAAAAAATGGTAAGATTAGCAACTGAAAAAAATTCTGGTACTATTTACGATCCTACAATAGGTAATAATCCTAATAAACAGTGGATCTCAGGAGCATCTAATCAAATGTATGCTACTAATAAGGCTAAGCAAAGTTCTCAAGATTATGGTGAAACTTTTATAGGACTTGCTGCACCTATTCCTTTATTAAATAGTATGAAAGTATCAGCATCAGGTGCAAAAATACCAGGACTTATAGATGATGTTATTTTAGGTCCTGCGGGAAAGGTTATTGCTAGTGCTGCAAAAACTGCTCCTGTCAAAAGCGTTACAAATAAGGTATCTGATATGTCAGCCTTTATTAAAGAGTCGTTACAAGATTTTATGCCTGACGCAAAAAACTTTAGTAAAGTAAAAGTAGTAAATCCAACATCTAAAGGGGCAGCAGGAAACTTAATTAAAACAAAAGAAGGAGAAAAAGCATTTTTAAAAGAATTTGAAGAAGGTGCTGTAACTATAGATAAAATTAAAGATAATTACATAAAGAATCTATCTAGTGCAGAAGGTAAAAAAAGATTAATAACCCAAGAAGCTGACTATTTAAGGAGTATAGGTTATGGAAACGGAGATGAAGCTTTAATTAAAAGTCAAGCTAAAATAAATGCAGAATCTAGAGAATTAGAAATATTACTTACTGAAAACAGAAATGCAGAGTTTGCTAGTGGTGTTTTTCCAAAAGGTGAGACTGTAAAAACTGTTGCATCAGATTCTTATCATTTTAATAATGCAGTTTATAGATCGGGAGTGAGAAATTATGATGATGTGTTTTTAAAAAATGGAGAACTTGTGTTAGATCTGTCAGATCCATCTTATTTTGCTAGACCAATTACAAAAGGAGGAAAAATATCTCCTGGATCAGTAACATTAGGAAATAAATTCACTGGCACAAGTGGTAATAGAGTTGCTGCACATGAAATAGGTGGACACGGATTACAAAGCGGTAGACAGTTAGCTGTCGATAAGCGTCTTATTAAAGGTATTACCCCAGAATCTAATTTAAGTAAATTAAATCAGGAGTCATACGATTATTTTATAAAGTCAGGGAAAGAACCATCTGCATATCTACATGGATTAAGACAACAATTGTTAGATGATGGATTAATTAAAAAGTATTATCAAAACATAAGTCCAGAGTTATTAAAACGTGCAAAAACAATGTATAAAATAAGACCTTCTGGAGTATTAAATCCTATGGAAGAAAGTTTTTCAAGTAATACGCGTATTCTTGATTTTATGTCAAGTACAAAAAAGAATTTTAATTTATTATCAAACGAATTAAATAAACTTCCTGCTATAATTCCTGTAGTTGGGGGAGCAGCTGCAACACAAATAGAATCTAAACAAAAGGGTGGGTTTAAATATGAAAATGGAGGAGAGAAAAAAGTAAAAGAAGAAAATACTAGTCTTAGAGATCATATGATGGAATATATGAACTTTAGTGGTAGAGATACAAATAATGTAAATTTTGTTATGGATGTTATAGCTAAACATGAATCTGAAAATGTGGATGATAAAATTCAAATTTCAGGTAATAAAGAAGATGGTTTTTATGAAGGACCTGGTAGAGGCGCTTATCAATTTGAAATAGGTGATAAAAAGGGAGCTAATACAGCTATGAATAGAACTGCTAATTTTTTAGCTTCTCCAGCAAATAGAACATATTTTGGCTCAAATAAAACTATAAAAGATTTTCCAAATATACATAATAAATATATATCTAGTCCTTCTCAAGATTTTTCTAAACTTAATAGAGACGATCAAGATGCATTATTTTTAGGAGATAAGATATATGGAGGGCCTGAAAGAAGAAATAATTTTGATAAAGTACTTAAAAATCCTACACAAGAAAATGTTTTTATGTATTGGCTTACTGATCATAAAGGAAAAGTTAATGGTAAGGATATAAAAGATCTTACTAAAGAAGAAATAGACATTGAAAGAAAAAAATGGAAGTCAAGAACTAAAAATATGTTTAAGTAGTGTTATATAATAAAGAGAACTTTAAAAATATAAAAAAGTAAAAACCAATTAAATTAAATAGTAAATTTGTAACTTAAAAACAATATATAATGGACCCAAATGAAAAAATACAATTAGATGACATTACCTTCGACGATGTAATTGGAGGTGATGGAGCTTCAGTAGAAGCTATCGATGAGATAGAGCCTACTGTAGAAGAAAAAAAAGAAGAAGCACCTGCTGAAGAAGTAAAAGAAGAAGCTAAATCTGAACTTGATGATATTGATAGTGAAGATGAAGTAGAAGAAAAAGCAGAAGAAGAAAAAGTAGAAGCAACAGAAAAAGTTGATGATGAGGAGGAAGAAAAATCTGAATCCGCTGATCCTACAGTTGTTCAAGAAATCTTAAATACTTTAGGGTATGAAGGAGAGTACGAAGACACAGCAGAAGGTTTAACTGAATTAACAAAAGATGTAGCTTCTCAAATGGCAGATGATAGAATTGAAGAGGTTCTTGAAAAGTTTCCTTTAGTTAAGAAACATTTAGATTATGTTTTAGCTGGAGGAGAATCTCAAAAATTTATGAAAGCTTATGATCCTAATTTGGATTATAATAGTATGGAACTTGCGGAAGACGATTCAAGAAGTCAAAAAGCGATTCTTTCAGACTATTTTACACAAAAAGGACATGATGCAGATTTTATCAAAGAAATGCTTGAAGATTATGAGGATGCTGGTAAATTACATACTAAAGCTAATGCAGCTAAAGATGCTTTAGGTAAAGTACAGGCACAGGAAAAAGAACAATTAGTAGAACGTCAAAGAACAGAATTAAAAAAACAACAAGAGCAACAAGTTGAATTCTGGAATGGCGTTCAAGAGACGATTAAAGACTCAAAAGAATTTGCAGGATTGCAAGTTCCGGAAAGAGAAAAGGCAAAGTTTTTTAATTATCTCTCGAAGCCGGTAACTAAAGAAGGTTATACGCAACGTGATGTAGATCACTCAGAAGCTGAAATGGAAACAAAATTAGCTATAGATTATTTAATGTATAAAGGATTTAATCTAGAGAAAATTATTAACAAGAAAGCTAAAACAACGGCTACGAAAACATTGAGACAAAAAATATCTAAAAATGAAGAGACTGTAAGAAGTGCTCGTAAACAAACAAGAAAAAGTAAAAGTTTTGATTTAGATAGTTTAGATCTTAATATTTAAAGATATTACCTTAACAGGGAAATAGGTACCCTACAAAAATTAGAATAAAAATGGCAGTAAATGGAACAAATATAAGCGTTCAAAAAACGTTTTACAATGATTCGCAAATGACTGATATGAACAGTCTTGCAAACGCGTTGTTGTCTAAACCTACTGAACTGTCTCCAATTATTACTCATTTAGCAGGAAAAGACGATAAAAGATTCCCACTATCTTTCTTAACAGAAGGAGT